CCTGCTGAGAAAGCATTGTTAAGAATGTTTGCAGCTTTGATCTGCTTGGTGTTAGCCATACTTCTAGCTAAAGCTTTGGTATATCTTGAACCAAGTCTGTCATACAAATTATCCTCTACTGCTTCTTCAGTAAGTGCGAATGCTAATGCAACTGTTTCATGCTCGTACCTTGCGGTAAAGCCTTCACTTGCACTATCGTAAGATATGCCAGCACCTTCTGCTTTATCAGGGGCATTACCAAATCCAACAATCTGTACTTCTTCTTCAAATGCTCGGTCAGATGACTCTTGATCGAAGATTTCTGCATGTTCATTGTCGTATCTAGCATATTCCATACCAAATAAAGCATTCAAGCCTGGCTCTAATTCTTTTGCTAATTGCGATCTATTAATTGCCATTATTTACTCCTTTAATTAGACACCAGCTGTTGTGCTGTATGCATGTTCGTTAATTTTTACTAATAAGCTAACGTTTGCGCCAAAATCATTGTTAGGTTCATCAACCTTACCAATAATTCTGAACTGTTTAGTTGCACTAGATGATGTAGCAGCAATTTCGGCTTTTGATTGGCCTGAAATTGTGTCACCAGCTGTGTAAGCTAAGTCAACGTTTGCGCCCACATCGGTTAAAGCGAGTGAGCCTGAGCTTTGCACTTGGTAAAGGTTCTCAGGAGAGTCCTCTACTAAGGCCACAATTGTCGAAGTTGAAGTCTGACCACCTGGGAAGTATGGTGAAAATTTCACGCTTCCATCTGTATCAGTATACTTACAACCACGGAAGATCCCTAAGATTTTGACGGTAGTAGCTGAATTTACGACGCTAATGGTACCGCCTGTTAACATCTGAACAGGATCTCCAGAGAAGATACTACCAGCTTGTCCACTTGCGATTTCGTAGTTCTGAACGCCGTTATTTTGGACGCTACCGCCTAACTTACCAACAAGCTTAAAGCCATTAGGTTTATCTGGGTTTGCCATAATATTTTATCCTTATATTATTTATCGTTTACCGCCCCCGAATGTTACTGAAGAAGTTCTCCTCGGAGACATAATTGGAGAACGAGCATCAGATTCTTTCAATAGATCATTATCGATAGCTTCCTGCATAGTTTTGCTTCTGCTTTGATAATAAGAGTTACGTTCTTCTCTTGTTTCTAGTGGAATCTTAGCTAATAATAGCCCACCGACACCAACTACTCCTGCATGCTTACCATCAAGAATACTAGGTAGTTCGAAATCTCCAATCTCTTCAGCACGAACAAGTTCGAAGCCTTCTCTGAGTCTGGACATTACGTTCTTCCTATCTTCTTGGTTTAAAGTCTCTGCCCTAATCCACCTGTAGACATAGCCTTCAGGGGCGGGTGGAGTTTCTAATGTACTTGGTGGAGCCCAAGGTTTGCGTGCTACGTCTTTTGCACGAGTATCAGCAGAGCGGGACTCTCTGTCATTTTCTGGTTTTAAAAACCTTCCCTTTTCGTCTCTATTCATATCTATTACCTTTTTACGAATTTTGCGTACTCACTTAGGGGTACGTTTAAACTTTTGGCCATCTTAACTTCAGATGGCGTTAATCTTACTTGCTTTTTGCCTGGTTTCGCAGTTGTATCTGCTCTTCCTGCTGAAGCAACTCTTTGTGAAGGCTTTTTCTTTTCACTAAACTTGTGAGGAAAGTCTTCACGTATTCTTTTATCTACCTCAGTATAATACTCATCTGACTTAGGATCAAACCCTTCATCTTGAGTTAATTTACGATGTATGTTAAATGCTGCCAAAGTCATAGTTTCATCTTCACCAAACCAAGTATTCTTTTCAGCCCAACTCATAGCTTTAGGATCGAGTTCTGGAGCTGGTTCAGGTGCAACTGGTTGTGGTGCGGTTTGCGCCACATTGACTTCGGTATTTTGTGCTTTTTGTTCATCTTGATATTCAAGCTGCGACTTAGTAGCTTCAATCTTACTTTCTTCAACCGCTATTTTAGCAATTATGTCCTGGGCCTTAGCCACTTTATCAAAATCTTGGTCTTCATAAGCGCCTTTTAAAGCTGCTTGTGCTTGAGCCTTTTGTGACTTAAGTCTGTTTTCAGCTTCTGATATATAAGATCTATCTGCACTAGCACTTTTTTTCAGTAGTTCTTTATTTTCACTCTGTAACTGTGTTGCGTACGAATAAGCAGATTCACTTGCTCTTTCTGCTTCACGCAACCTACGTGTTAGAGTTGCTATACGTTTCTGAACTCTATCAGAATATTGTTCAAGCTCTTCTTTATCTTCAGAATCTTCTGTTTCTTCAGATTCACTTTCAACTTCTTCTTCAACGACTTCAGCATCTTCAGATTCACTCTGTTCTTCTTCCAGCTCTACAACTGTTTCTTCTTCGAGTGTTTCGTCTTTTTTTACTTCTTCGCTCATATTTACTCCTATACTGCAACGATATCGGTTGGATCGTGTATGGTTGCTATTACTTCATCATCATTGATAATTCTGCATTCTGCGTCATCACCAAGTTTGAAACGAGCACCAGCATAACGGCCAATCAATATCCATTGTTTTTCTTCACACCAAGGTTTGTCACCAAACTTAGCGTCTTTGTAACAAAGAGGCCCCATCTTAACTACATAAGCGCACACAGTTGATAATCTTTCTCTATCAACAGTATCTTGAGTTAGGATGATACCGCCTTTTGATTTACCCATACCTGCAAATGGCAGTATTAACATACGCCACCCTGTAGGTGTTGGCATTCTTTCTAAGGCTGATTTATCTAAAAGGGTTGGATCTAAGACTTTTTGTCCAGGCTCCACATATGCTTTATCAAGCTCTTCACCAGTTTCTTGGACTGTTTGTTCTATAGCTTGATTTTCTTTTTCGATTTCTTTGGCAACGTGGTCAGGAACTACCACCTTGTTCGTCTTCGTCATCTTCTATTACTTTTCCTAGCAGCTCTCTAAGTTTTATTTCTACTTGAACCAGAGCTGTATATTGCCCACGTAGAAACTCATATTGGTTGATGTCTTTGACACCAGCCAATAATGTGTCTTTTACGGCTTCTTGTTGTTCACGAAGCTCTTTTATTAATTTCTCTCTTAACCAGAGTACCGACATTAATATACGCCTGAAAACTTAGTACCAGACTCTGCTATACCAGCGCCTCGTACTTTACCCTTACCCATACCAGGTTGTGGGTTAGTGTTCACGGATACTTTTTGACTCTTTCTAAGAGGAACGCTACCTTTGTTACTGTAGCTTTGTTTATTTTGTGCTTTCATTATTTTTGTATTATAAGTTACTTTTGATATTTTTGAATTAAATCCTGTATTTTTAATTGCATATCTTTTTCTTGTTTATCTTGCTGCATAGCCATTCTTTCTCTAGTAATATCAGCTTTTTCATCAGCAATATCTTTTTGCACAAGTATTCTCTGAGCATCAATTTGATCCTCTCTTTGCGCTTCATCTCTTCTTCTTTGCTGATCTGCTATAAATTGTTGATTTTCTTGAGCTAACTCCTGTCCCTTAAGGGCCAATTCTTGCTTTCTAATTGTCACAAGCGGATCTTCATCTTTAGGTACAACCTTCTGAGCAAATTCGTTTACTAATTCAGCAAGTATGGGTGCTGAAAATTGAGATACTAATTGTTGCATTTGTAGTTGCATTTGTTCTTTTTCACCAACAGGCATTTGCTGCATTTGGGCAGACATTTGCTCATACTGCTGCCTTAACTCTGGTGGCATTTGTTCTAAAGCCAAACCATCTGCTTTCATTTGCAGGTGCTGCATAATATGTGAATGTATCATCGCCTGGATTGCAGCATTTGATTGTACAGGTGGTGTTTTAAGTAGACTCATATGTACTGCTATATGGGCATCGTGATTTTGTTCTGGAAAAGCTTGTGCCTGCTGGCCAAGAAGCAACGAATTGTTTTCCATACCAGCTTCTATTGGTTTGGGCTCTCTGCTTGGTGGTGGTTTCAACAAATTATCAGGGTTGTCTATACCAATAGCAGAATACATTCTGCGATAAGCTTCATAGATACCATCAGGGCCATGTATTTCAGGGTTTGAGCCTACTAATGACATCATCTCTTGTGCCATAGCTATTCTTTGTGATGTGCTAAAAATATCTGGATTTGAAACAGGAATAATATCAACACGATCATTAAAGTCAGACACCCCAACTTCTTGATTGCCTTGTGGTGTCATGTATGGATATTGATTTGGTAAGTATTCTTGAAATACTTTTGATAGTATTTTAAATTCTTTTCTTTGAGCATTATGCAATCTTTTATGTATTGCTGATAATACCTTTGTTGATCTTTCCAATAATGCCATTGTTGTCCCAACAGGAGCTTGTGGATTACCTTGCCCAGTATTTATTTCAGCAATAGATGCAAAAGTTTTTCCTGAATCAACTAATATCCCAAGAAGATTTAATAAAGTACCACTTGGTTCTTTGAAAGGCAGAGGTTGTATTGATTCTCTAAGAGATCCTCCAGGGGCATCCACATCTCTGAATTCTCCAGGCTGTAAGGGTGTATCTTCATCCCTTATCCTAATACCTCTTGTCTTAAACCCAGCAGGTAGGTTTGCAAGGGTACCTGCATCAATCAATTGCCTCATAATTGACGTGGATGCCTTTGACAGACCGCCGATCATATGAGTTAATCCAAAACCATAAAAACCTAATCCTGGTAAAAACTTAAAGTGAACAAAATATTCAACTTTGTTTTTCATAGGATCATCTTCATTGTAATTTCTTCTAATTGACAATACTTCGTTGGAACCTGCATCGATAGTCACAATATACGGCAACTTAATGCCTGTAGGTTCACCATCAGATCCAACATCTTCAAATCCAGGTATATCTAGGTTGGCGTGTATTTCATATAGTACTGCTACTTCACCATCGTCATAGCTTGGTTCCATGCCACTTAGTTTTTCAATTTCTTCTTGTACTTGGCCGTATTGCTCTTCATTTCCTGTATCAATTTGTACTCTGCGATAGAAGCCTGTCGCTTGAAGTTTTTTAACTTCGTTTTCAGACATTTTTACCACATTAGTTATACGTGGGCATGATTCTAAATCTGTTGTGTAGTAAGGCACTATGAGATCTTCTGGTGCTACAAACTTAGATACTGCACGACCTAATGCACTATCATAGTAAATCTTTTTGAATGCTGAACCAGCTAAAGGTAAATAAAATAGAAGTTGATCTAATTCTTGATCGTACTCTTCCATATTATGAACTATTTGATAATTCATAAATTCTTTAACTCTTTGTGCCTGCAATTCAACATTAGAGTCATAGTTACCAATGACTTGTGTTTTTACTGGGCCACCAGCTGGTAATAATTCTTTGTAAGCTTGTGCCTGGAATGTTGTGACTGCTTCACCAAGCAAGGGATGTATGACACCTGAAGCGCCTTCAAATGGTTCTGACCTATCTTCATCAAACTTCATACCGAGATATTTAAGACCATCGGTATAAGTTTTTTCCCAGTCTTGTCTAGAAGATTTGTCTTTTTCTACACCTGCAATTAAATCATTAGCTATTTGATTGAGTTCACTTTCATCAATCATATCAGCTAAGTTATCGTCAAAACTGCTTTCTATTGGTTCTTCAAGATCATCTGCGAGTACAGCGCTGCCATCTTCCATCATGACAAATCCTTCTTGACCCTCTGGTGTGCCAATGTCGATTTGTTCCATAATCTCCCTTTCCTCAACTGTTTGTGGTTGTTCTGGGATGGGGTTTTGTCTTTCTATGGCCATTAATGTACCTGCGTTTCTTCTAAGTCAGCTATATCCATATATGGAAACATCTCGCCAACTAGTGTTAATTTTAGTTCTTTTGCCTGTATATTAGCAACCTCTAATGAACGAGCCATAATAAGAGGCCCGTCTTTTATCTTGCCCTCGTATTCATATTCAGTCATGTAAAAATTCAACATGTTAATAATATACCCTCTTTATTGGTGCTTTGTCTTCATCTTCGTAGTCTGTTCCTAGTGAAACAAGACCACCTTCACGAAAACGCATCAAGGCTTGAGTCATTGTATCACAGAGGTCGTCGTGTGCAGAAAACGGAAATGAGGCACACTCTTCAATCATATCGTCAGCGAATTGTTTCTTTGGTGCCCAAACTAAACCTGATTCAAATATTGGGGCTACTGAGTGCATACGAGAATGTTTATCTTGACCACGAGATGGTGAGTAGTTGACAACAGGAATGCCAAGACGACGCAGCTCGTGTGTTAGAGGCGTGCCTGAAGCTTTAGCTTCTATCAAGACCATATCAGGTTCCCAGTATTTGTACTCGTCCATCGCTATCTTTTTGAGGTCAGGAAAATCCCAACGGCCTTTTTGACAGTCAAGTAAAATAATAGAATCGGGCGCATCATCAGATGGCCTAAACACACCCCAAGTAGATATGGCACTAAAGTCAGCTGTTTGTTTTTTACTGAACGCTGTATCATATGACTGTATTATATACTGAACAGCGGGCATACTTTCATGCTCCCACTCGTTCCACCACTCACGCTTGATAATTGAGCCTTCTTCCGCAGTCGGGGTTTGCATCCATTGGGCATTCCATTTGATACCTGGCAAAGAAGCTTTGACTTTTAATAATTCATCTAAAGACCAGAACTCTGGCCACAAAGGTTTTTCAGTATCTGGGAAGATAGCAGGAAACTCAATTACCTCCCATTGGTCAGCTAAAGGTTCTTTCTGTTGGTCTAACAATCTTTGTGTTAGATCTATCTGGCTCCAACGTGTCATAACCAAAACAATAGCTCCTTTCGGTTGCAGACGTTGTCGAGGGCCAGAAGTGTACCACTCCCACGCTCCTTCCATAGCAGTCATGCTCAAGG